TGACACTACTAAGCGTGATTATACTAAGCATATGTTACGCTTTCGCCAGCCTGGACAGGTAGAAGGTGAAGCGAATGAAATCATCCTGGTTAATGCCAATGATGGTACAAGTGCTTATCAGTTAATGGCTGGTCAATTCCGCTTTGTATGTGCAAACGGTTTAGTAATGGGTGAAATGTCACACAATACTAAAATCTATCACAAAGGAAACGGCACTAAAGGTACTGGCGTGATGGACGATGTTATTGAGGGCGTCTATTCAGTAGTTAAAGACTTTGACGAAATTGAACGTTATAAAAATGAAATGAAAAAGATTGATCTTAATATTTCAGAACGTGACTCTTTCGCCATTGCTGCTTATGTACTGAAAGAAGGTATACCATTAAATGGTGACTTCACAAATGCAGTATTTCAGCCACGCGGCCTGTTATCGCACAAAGGGTTAAACACTACTGACAAATATGATACATCATTATACAGTACGTTTAACACCGTGCAACAGCATTTGATGCAAGGCGGGCAATCAGGTTTTAATCCAGAAACTGGCCGCCGCCGGACAAGCCGTGCTATAACTAACATTGATAAAAACATTGCACTGAATAGTACTTTGTGGTCAATGGCGATGAAGCTGGTGGATCAACGCGATGCACTGAAAAACGCTGAACCAGATGAATTATTAGTTTTTTAAAAATAAAAAGCTAAAAGGGGTTGACAATCGTCTTCCCCTAAAGCATACTAATAACTGTGAACTTTAGGAGGATAGTTACATGAAAATGAATTTGTTTGTAATGACGTCGCCAGGAAAGAATAACATTACGGAATATGTGATCGTTGGACAGGATTTCAACGGTCGCCGCTTCAAACTGGATTCCTCATTGTTAACCAATGAGACACAAACGGATCGTGAAGTTCGTGATGTTCAGAATCGGCGGATCTTGCGTATGCTTCAGGCTATCGCATACGGACAAGCGATTAACCTGGAAAACTGGACACAGATCGAACCTGCTTACGGATCGCCAGCGTTTAATAAATTGGATGCAGTACAACGCAATGCGATCACGCAACAGCATGTAGAAGCATACAGCATTTAACCTATTACGCGTTTTAGATTAGTACTATATGAGGTTGGCAAATTTGTCAACCTCTTTTTTTATGTCAAGATAAATCGCCCCGCTAGTACCAAAAATTAATTTAGTCAAGGCGGTTGACAGATTAAGACGAATCCGATAATATAAGCCTTAAGAAAACAACAAAAGGTGTAGAGCACTAATGCAAAACAGTCAAGTAGAAGCCCTAAAAATTCGTTGGTACAAGCAAGCTGTAGCAGGCAATCCAATTATCGGGGAAGATAAAGTACTGTTCGATTCCCTGCCCTCTCACATTCAGGCAGAACTAAAGAAAGCCTATCTCTTCGGCGTCAATGACGAACAAGAAACCTGGCTGAAACCCGCCACCAAAGTCACACCAAAAGTAATGCAGTAAGTACTAATAAAATAGTTTGACTAAAGTCAACAAGTAATATATAATCTTTTTAATCGTTATGTAGGAATCCAAAATATGATCCACGTTGATCTAGATTCACTCAAACAAGTATGGTATAACTTCGGTAGCAATAGTCAAGTACTATCAGCCGATAACAAAGCACTATTCAACGGCCTGGACAGTTGGCAACGCAAGGAACTGTTAGACGCCTACAACAAAGGTCAGTCTGATAAAATGGTAAGCTGGAAAGCCTAAACCATATCACAAAAAAGAATTTAATAAAGGGGTTGACTTCGGTCAGCCCTTTTTGCTATACTTATTCCATTGGCAGATACCGCCGCTTTCATCCCATTGGGTGCGGAGATCTATCTGTAGAAAATCTAGTACTTAATAGATATAGCTCCACACCCAATGGGTCAAAGACATTTCGCTGTCTATGTGTTAATTATGCCCTAGTGCTGGTGGACTGTCAACAACTTTTTAAAGAAAAGAATTATACTTTTAATTTAAAAAAGACTTGCGTTAAACTTCAGAAAGTACTATTATTACTACATCGAAACGAGACGGAGTAAAGAACATGAAAGTAACAACACTGGTTAAGAAGCTGTTTGGTGAGTCTGCCCTGGGTGACATGATGGACACGCTGGACGATGAAGACACAGAGATTGAGTACTGGTCTATTGACACTGAAGAAGATGCAGCAGAACCATCTTACTTCATTAGATTATATGCTGATGGTATGTATAAGCTCAGCTTTATTAACGATGGTGTTATTCTTGTTACTCACAATGTTCAAGAGTTAAAGAATAAGTTAAAAGTACTTGCAGCAGAAGTTAACAAGTAGTATTATACATTCATCGGGAGGCAATAGTGCTTCCCACATTATCCCGGAGATTCACCATGAGCGATTTCACTACTTCCCTGCTTGCCCTGGCTAAAAACAACGGTGGCAACTTCAAATCAGAAAAGCAGGCCGCGATGTTTAATAGCATGGCAAGTAATGGCGTATTAGTACTTACTGGTGGATCAGTATACGGCAACACCTGGTCATATGAATTCGTAGTAGATGCTACTGGTATCGTTTCTGTTACTAAGTTATCTTATACTAAAGCTGGTGTAGCCAGCACTGAACCAATGTTCTCACGTGATGGAAGTGTGCAGGCAGCACGTGCAACAGCACAGGATGATAAGAACATCAAGCGTATCAAACGTGAGATTAAAGGGCTTGAGAAACTGATCAAGCAACGCCAGGCAGAGTATGATGCTGGTCAATATCCTGATGCTGACATGTTCAACCAGTCACAGAAAGAAGACAGAGAACAGATAGAAGCTTACAAATCTATGCTGTAAACTTCTTGACAAATCCCTAAGCCACTGGCACAATGCTGGTGGCTTACTCTATTGAATAGGATATAAAGATTATGTTTATTGTTATCGGTTGCCTCGGTGATGTAGTTGCAGAGGTGGAGACTACTGAAGAAGCTATGCATGTAGTACAACGTCAGTTACCTATTGGTAAGAAGAAGGTACAGACAATGCGTAACGCTCTTGGGCGGCTACGTGCTGGCTCAGAGTACCAGCTAGAGTATGGTACGTCTGGCTGTACTGTACGCCGCGTGTAGTGCTTCCTACAAAGGATTAGAGCATATTATACCATAGCCAAAAAATAGTTAGCTCAGAATTAAAACGCTTGACTTTTAAAATGTGCAGGTAATCCCTTAACTTTTCTATATTAAAAGGGATTGGACTATGGTTTTATTTTTTGCTTACTTAAGGCCAGTAACGCTTAGCGAGGCATAATTGCCGTATAAGAAAAAAGGGTTTATACATGTTCGGGGATATACAGGATTACGTTCGGGCATATATTGATATGTCCGTATCGGGCAATATATTGTTCTTTACTCTAGGACAACACTTCCAGCACTTTCGATTAGATACTCCTGTGAGTGTACTGAATCAGACTAATATGTCATATATTCAAGACAGAAGGTTATCTTTATCCATTCCAAAACTTTTTGTATTCATTGGTGTGGAACAAATATCCAACTACAAATCGAACCCATTGAGTACTGTGCTGCATTGTCCGGCGATAACTGCCCCTAACGATTTCCAGTACGATAACTACTGCACGATGGCATTACACGATGAATTCATCTTTCAGCAAATGACGTTACACGATGAACCCATGATGTTATCTACCTTGTGCAGTACTTTCTACGAGGAAGCAAAACTTCCATACGATTGCATCACGATAACATCCGAAGAAGATAACCCAATAAGTAAGAAGACTGAGTATCTTCAACGTACTACCGAACACTTTTTAAACTTAACAAAACTACTATAAAGGAACGATATGGATTACGATAAACTACAGGATATGTTCATTGGTACGTGGTCAGCTTTAATACCTTTGATGTACTCTGCTTCCCCACATAAGGTTGACAGGACAACGTTACCAGCAGGATATTCAGCAGAGTTCATTACAACTCCCTTTGAAGATACTGGAAAAATACTACGTTTACGTTATTCTCAACCTGATACTTCAGAAGTAACGACTATCTTTGAGATAAGCTATAACAGCAAAGACAAGTACTTCAGTACGATAACTGAAAATAGTA